GCTAAGTTTGACTGCCTGTATCTTTCATCATGAGATGGCCTCATGTTAAACTTGGCCATCTCTTCTGCTGATAGTTCTGGTTCTCTCATTAATAGCAGGTTGTTGTACAGTTGCCATAGCTACAGCATGTAGTACATACCACAGTTCTACCGCCTTGATATACTGTGTGCGTAGTGCATGCAGCATAAGCACCAAGTGATGTTGTTAATAAAGCTAGTGCGATTAATATTGTTTTCATTTTACTACTCCTTTTAAATTGTGTGTTACTACTGGGCCAGACTTCAACTTAACTACACAGACAACTGGCTCTGCCTGTACAGGTTCTTTCTCATTCATCATGATCATTCCTACTACTGTTGCCACACCTAGAAACCATCCAAGCGTTAGCAATATAATTGCTTGTGATTTGTATGCCATTACCAATGCCTCCAAACGTTTACGATTATATGTAAACAGGTTATAACTTCTAGTAACCTAATCCAATCCAGCGGTTTCATTTACCACTACTACCAAAACCTTTTTCACCACGCTTAGTATCATCTAAGAACTTAACTTCAACTGGCATCCATAGCTCTACTGGCTGAATTAATATCTGCGCTATCTTATCGCCCTGCTTGATTTCATAATCGCTATCAGCGTGGTTCATAAGAATAATCTTTACCTCGCCTCTGTACGAGCTATCAACTACGCCAGCAAGCACATCAATGTTATTCATAGCCAAGCTACTGCGCGGGGCAATCCTAGCAACATAGCCATCTGGTATTGAGATAGCTATGCCAGTCTTAATGATGGACTTGTGTCTTCCTGTTACAAACCAGTCCTCGTCTGAGTAAACATCTAGGCCAGCGTCTGTAGGATTGTTGCGTGTTGGTATTATTGCTGTGTCTGTTAATCGTTTAATATGTATCATTTATTTTCTCCGTACTTTGTTTCAAGCAGCAGCTCGCAGTAGTGAATAGCTTTTCTAATATCATCAACGCCATTCTTTGCATGATGTCTGCATACATACTTAATAATATTGCCTTCTAAAAATCCGATAGAATTTCGTGTGATAAATTCCACGGGCTGAATGGCCATTGACTTGTAATGTGTACCAGCAACTTGCTTATCTAATGCGCTATCTTTTTTCATGATTGTTGATCCGTTGTTAACCAGGTTGTTGTACTCTGTAAATGTCATTCCCATTTTATTTTCCTGTGAGTGTATCCGTTCTTTATGTTGTAAACGTTATTAATATTAATGTTTAAATCAATTGCAATTACCTTAGGTGCTATACCTTCATGCAGCATTTTCTTTACAGACTTAACCGTAACTACTGGCAACTTAACTCCACCATTAGATGCAGGTTTAGTAATTGGGTACCTATCGTTTAGGAACTTACTAAAATCCATATCGTATTCCATTAAATCATCTCCAAAGTCCCACCAGCTACATAAGTCTTAGACCTTACGCGCTCAACCTTTGATGGGTGATAGCCGTTAAAGCCTCTGACTATAGTCCTGTTGCCTTGCTTAACTACTACGCCATGATCTTTGATGTCATGTATAAACTTCTCGCCATCACTCTTCAATGGCTTCTCTAGCTGCTTGTAAAAGTTTCTGCTATCAATCTCAGCTAGCTCAAAACCAGTTGATGTTTTGTATAGAAATTTTTTAGTACCCTCTTTCAATAACGGTATTATTATTATCTTATTTTTATTGGCTAATATTTTTACATACTTATAGGCTGATGAGTAACTGCATCCAAATGTTTTAATTAAGTCAGCCAACAGCTTTGGCTCTTGACATTCTTCAAGTATGCGCTGCATAAAAACTTCAGGGTCAATTCTAAGTACAGGCATATCAACTCCTAAACAATTTCTAAGCTACTAAACGTGCGATACATTGATGATGACTTTGATTTGTTGCTTGTTGTATGATAACCATCAAAGCCTCTCACAATAGTTGACGCACCTTTAACTGTTATAACTGACTGCGTTGCAACGCCCTTTGTAGGTTTGTGGCGGCGGTATGAATTCTCAGTAACTTTAATACCATTACTTTCAAGAACTGCACTTAACTCACTAGAATTGATTTTTGCGTGATGCAAGAATAATTTTTTATTGCCATTCATAACAATAAATTCTTTCAATGCACCAATCATTGCCAGTCTTTCTACAATCCAGTAGATCTGTGGCTTTGTATATAACGCTCCCACAGAGTTAAGCTCCTTCATGATTTCATTTTTTGAGCGAGGCTCCGAGCAGTAATCTAAAACTAATTCCCATCTTTCTTTTGTTGCGGCTGTAATCGTTTGAATATTCATATCGTATATCCCTTGTTAAAATGGTACGTCATCTTCTAAGTCTTGGATTGACTCAGGTGCTGGGTTCTTACTTGGTGTTGCTGCAACAGTATCTGATTTGTTGCCAGTCAATGTCACAGATTGTACACGCAAGCGCAATGTTGTTTTTTCTACTCCAGATTTTTTGTCTGGGTATTTGCCTGTTGAGAACTCACCAGTAACACCAACCTTTGTACCCTTTAATAGGATGGGGGCCAATGATTCACCACGCTTGCCAAACAAGCTGCAATCTAACCAATCTGTTTGTGCCTTTTCTCCATAGCCACTGTTTAATGCTAGGCTAAAGCTCAACACTGGTGTGCTGTCTGGTAAGAAGCGCAACTCTGCGTCACGCGGTAAGTTTCCAATTGCTGATAATACATTCATATTTTTCTCCTAGTAATTATAATCTTCGTTCGGTAAAGCTAGATTAATCCATCCATCAAAATCTACTGGCAAGGTGTGAATCTGAAAACTGATTCCGCCGTTTCTAGTTTCATGCGTTTCGCCTATCTTAATCCAATTGTTTCTAAGCGTACCATCAGGGCCTTTTACTTTGCCATGCTTAGTAACAAGATTCATTTTTTCGTATTGCATTACAGCTCCTTCAATCTATTTACAACTTGCTCAACCTCTTCGTTAAACTCAGCAACCTTTGCCTCTAGCTCTGCAATCAAAGCTTCATCACGATCGTAGCGAATAATGAAAGACTGCATGTTCTCTGGAAGCTCTGGGCAGTACGACATAAAGTCCACCCACTTAGCACCAGTACACGCCATCTGCCAAGCCATCTGATTTTTATACTTAGCTGGTACACGGCCATCAAGTAAGTATTTGATGTGTGTTTTTACTGCTGGGCATTTAATCTCAATCAAACCGTCATCACCTACCAGGCCATCTGGACTAGCTCCTGACATTGCAACGGTTGGATGATCTACAAAAGCAACTTCAGTTACAAACAAACCTTTCTCAACTTCGTAAGCTACTCGTGCTAATGGCTCAAGCTCTGTGCCACGCATCATATGGTGATTAGTAAAGCCTTCTGTTGGATTGCCTGTTAAACGCTCTGTAACGATTTCTATGCGATACTCTGACCTACTAGCTGCCTCGCCTGTTTTAATCTGCGCTACGCAGTCAGAAACCCTACTGGCGGTTACTTTACCAACTCGTAGCTGATGCCATTCAGGCGAACCTTGAATAATTGTGTCCATTTTAATTCCTTATCGTTAGTTAAATAGTGATTTGATTTCAATTGCACGTTGCTTAACTTGCTCTTGCAAATCTTTATCGTTATTACATTCAACCATAGCTTTTTTATAAGCGGCAGTAAGCTGTTCAGTATCTTTTGCCTTTCCTAACTCAGCAAGGATGCCGTCAATATCCGCTTGTGGCAGATCTGACCCCGCATAAATGTATAGCCCAATCCCGAAGCATGCAACACACTTCGCAAGGCATCTCATAGTAGCGTCTGAAATTTTGCGTGAATCTGGGTTTGAGATAGAGTTGTTACGGTTATCCATTACTGGCAACTGCATGCGCATTGTTTTACCTAATGCTGTTACATTGCAGAATACCATCACAGTATCGCCAAAGTATTTTGGCTCAGGGAACTCCCATGTAGCCATTGGGTCATTCTCTAGCAATTTATCTACTGCCCATGCCCATGACAAATATGTTAGTTGGCCTTTTTTCTCGGTGTGGTCGTTAACGTTAATCGTTTTTAAATCATTGTAGGTCTTCATCGTAAGCTCCTGTTGTTTAAGTTCGTCTAGCACTTCTGCTTGATACTGTTGTTGACTCATTGTGTTACTCCTTATCGTGTTACAAGTATTATATTACATATCTAATTTATATCTGTCAACCATTAAAATGGGGCTGGCTCAAAGTCATCCCAATCCACCTCATAAACTGGCTCTAGCACTTCAACAGCACCAGTTGCTGGGTGGTCAAAATATCGTATTGGGTTGCCGTCAAAGTCTAGCAACACATACTTTTTACTTCGCTGTTCTAACACGTTTCGCCAACCATTTGATAACAAAATATAGCATTGTCCAGCCAGTAATGATGCCTAAAAAGAAGGCACTACTGTAACATAAAATGTACTCCAAAATAATCATTTGCATAACTCCTTAGTTGTCTTTAATTCCAAGAGCTTGCTTCGCGTAGCTAACCGCTATAGGCTTATAGTCTTGCTCATTTGCTAGTATTTTTTCAGCCCACTCCGTGCTTTGGTTACTGCCTTTCATCTTGCTTGCAATAAACTTCTTCACATTGCTCGCGTTCTCTTTGCTTTTCTCGTAGTCAATTATAACTGGCTCGTGAGTAATTGCAAAATGAGCTGGCTTGCATAGCTTATCAATGTCCATTATGTGCGGCAATTCACGGTTAGAATCAACGTAGCGATCAAACGCTTTGCCAACATCACCTAACGGGTACTTCATCAGCTTGTCAAACCAGTAACGCTTAGTTGATTTGTCAGGCGGGTTGCGTCCATATGAACCCCAAACAGCATTAAGCATGTCTGAGAAGTCTTGTGCGTCCTCTTCGTATATCAAAATGGCATCCTTTCTGCTGGCCGTTCATCCTTCCAGCGTCCCTGTGATAAATATGTTGCAGGGTTAGGAATAAATCCTTCCTGCCAGCTTTTAGAATTGATTTGCCAAGCAATTGCATTTAATACTTCATCCAAATTTGGCTTTTTAATTTTCCATGCGCCCTTCGCCTTATCTTTGCCAACTTTCTTTGGATAAGATTTCCAAAAGATTTCAAAGCCGTTATCAACGGCGATCAATGGTTTTAATATGGTTAATGGTTTATGGTTAATGGTTAATGGTTCTTGGTTGCCTTTACGTTCGGTTTCGTTTGGGTTGCCAGAATTAACCGATTGGGTTTTCTTTGGCCTTCCGCCTAGCTTGCCGTTCGTTCTGTTAACTTCTGATTTTAAATTATATTCGCGTATCTCAAGATCAATACGTTTATGGTGATATCCATCTTTGCCTTTTTGAAAGAAATCATTAAGAACATTCTGCAAATCGTTAACCATGTCATAACCCAAAGATAACCGACGCGTAACCGTTTGGGTTTCTAATGGTATCGGCTTTTCATCTAGGTAATACCAGTCAATCAAAGAGCGATAGATAAAATGTTCAACTGGCGTTAAATGAACAGTGTCCTTGCGGTAATCCGCAATATTGTGTTGGTAGTAGTGCATTATTGCCTCTCTGTATCGTTAAATTAAACGTTAAGCGCCCTTTAACGCGTTTAAACGTCCAGGGCTATGGGATTATATAAGTAAATTATTTGCTTGCTTCATAGGCTATTATTTCATCTTCCAATGTAGACAAAACATCTTCAGACAAAACAGACATCAAGTTCACGCTATCGCCAGCTGTTTCAATAGAATTAAAATCTATCTCATAAAGCGTCGGACTATCACCAGTTCCGTAGCCGTCAGTAGTTTTCAAACAGTCATAATAACAATCAAAATGCACATTGTTTACTTTGGTAGTGTATAGCATTAGTAAGCCTTTCTTAAGGGGCGATATTCTACGCCATACGCATTGTTAATGAATAAATCAACAAATTGATATTTGCCATAGTTTCGTTGACACCAACGGGATAATTCCGCTTGAGTTTTAAATGTTTTAATTTGCCACATAGTATAAACCTTTCATTGTGTTGTAATAGTATTGGCTAAATTAGCCCGCTAGTACACTATGTTAATGCACTAGCAGATAATTTAAATAGTTAGCTGTATTAAGAATCCGGGTGAGCGGTGTTGTAAACCTCACGCGCCAAAGTTATCAGTGTTTTGGCTTCGCTAATGTATAAGCCGTTACATTCCGCGTATCGTTCATATGTTAAATAGTTGTTTAAATAATCTAGATATATATTAATTAATTTATCTCTCATGATAATCCCCTATCTAGTCCATCATTTGAACATAATGGTTTGCTATTTCATAAAAGTTAACTTCACGCAATGACGCGTTAATCATATCAGAATAAAAGTTAGCCCCAAGCTCAGGCATATCGTCAATAAAGTGTGCTTTAATAGATTCACTGAGTTTGTGAGTGATGTCCCCTATATCTTCATAAGAGCCAAATAAGTCCGCGGTGATTAAGGCTATTCTTTCGCTCAATTGCCAATCGTTATCAATCCAAAGATTAGCATTCCATGTTTCGTAGTTAGTCCAGCCGTTATATTGTGTATTAGTCATTGTGTAGTTCCTTTATCGTAAGTTGATTGTGTTAGTTAAACCAAGCCTTTATCAAGCCAGGCAACAAGTTCTGCATGGCAAAGATATAAGCCAATAGCGATAATTAAGTATAATGCAAAATCATGTTTTTGTTTCATTGTGTAATTCCTTATCGTAAGTTTATTTATCAAGCCCCGTAGGGCTTAATTAATATTAATTCCATTTTACTTTCTGATCGCGGGCTAGTCTTGCAAAATCTATGTCACCTGCAAGAGCGTCTCGGATCCAATGAGCGCGGCAGTTAGTATAAATGGCTTTTTGTAATAAGCGAGAAAGGTAGATACCTAAAATTGAATGTGCTAAATAGTTTCTCATAATAGTTCCTTATCGTGTTTGAATTGTGTATTCCGTGCTGGAATGACTGAATATTAAATGCATAAAAAAAGCCTGTCAACCATTTATTTAATAAAATGATAAAATAATTAAATGACATCATTCAAAATACCAGCTAAACCAAGCATTGACAAAAAAGATAAGAAGCCTGACGCAAGGATGTTTAGCGT